GGGTCATCATCGATAATGATGATGATTGGGAGGTGCTAGACAACCTCATTGATGGAGCAGATGACGATGAATATGATGACGACAGCTCAGACGAGCAAGACGACTGAGGACATGATCGCGAGAGCTTGCTACGCTAAGCGAGGTATGATCTCAAGAATTGCGCGCAGGTATGGCTTGGGTGAAGATGCAGCAGATGACCTCATTCAAGAGGTCGTGATCTACATCATCTCCTATCATCGCCAATATGGACTTGATATATCTGCTCCGAGAAAGTTCCACTGCTTAGTGCGTGGCTCAGCTATCCAGCGAGCGCTCAATGTTTGCAGAGGCAGACGAGTGCGATGCAACTATGAGTTTGAGATTATTGAAGGTCTTGACGATGCTTGCCATGACGAGCTCCCTGATCAAGTGGTTGAAGCAGAAGATAGACTTGAGCGCGCTTTTAAAGCTGTAGGCGATACTTGGCACTCACGACATATCAAGATGCTGTTAGACGGTCATAACTCTTGGCAGATTGGCAACATCTGCGGTCTTAGCAGAAACACGTCATCCAGCAGGACTAAACGGATTAGGCTTAGCTTAGAGAAAGAGTTTAAGGATGACTAAAAGCGACCTCAAAGGCTTAGCAGCGCGTGAGGCGGGAGATGCCTCAAATGTCACAAGCGCGCGCGCGACCCAAGGCCCTCATGCACCTCGCAACGCTGAGAAGCTCGACAATGTTTATCACCTGCTCAGCGAGGGTCAGAGCATAGAGGCTGCGTGTGTTGGGGCGGGCTTATGTAGGCGCACCTTCTATCGCTGGATGAGCGATCATGAGGACATCAGAGACTTGGTGGAAGATGCTAAGGTGGCGGGTGAGGGCAAGATACTCGCTGAGATGAGAAGGCACATCGATGCCAAGCAAGACTGGAAGGGCTTGGCGTGGATCCTTGAGCGCAGGTGGCCTGAGCGCTACAGCGCCAAGCGAGAGATCGAGGTCAGCACCAAGAAGGCTGATGGCATCCCTGAGGTCTTGGCGATGCTCGAGCAGACGCAGGGCATGATTGACGTTGAGCCCGGTGAGGAGGAGGGCGATGAGTGAACAGCTCGTCAGCTTCCCTGTTCACCTGCTCTCTCATGGGATGATCTTTGTGGCAGAGCTGCGCGAGGGTCATGGGCGCGAGGTGTGGACTGTGCTTGACTTCGACAACAGGCGCAGGGCTGTGAGGATGCCCATGTGGTCTGTCGATATGGAGGGTGAGATGTTTGCCACGCTCCCCACCGAGGGAGAGGTCACGCTCATCGCCACCTTCGCCACCATCACAGAGCTCGCCTATGAGGTGGGAGCTCATCCCATAACACCCTGGCGGGAGATCGTCACACGCTACTTAAAAGCGAAAGCCCACCAAGCCGACACCCAGGCGACTTGATGGGCTTAACACCACAACGGAGACACCTATGACACAAGAAGCTCTGCAGATCAAGCGCCATTCAATCATGCCTCGGTGGGATAAAAGCCAGATGGAAGCGGGCGCTGTAAGAATCCACGCTCGCTTTCAAGCGCTCATCACCTCGGTTATCGAGAGCGCTGATTGGGCTAACTATCGGCTGACCAAAGACCCGCTTGAGGTGGGCAGACCTGCTTGGCCCTCACCTGGCAAGTTCTGCGATCTAGTCATAGCAAGGCGCAGCGGTCACGTTGAGGGCGCGCTAGAGATCAAGACACGCTCTGATGCTGTGGGGGTCAGCCCTATCGACAAGATGCACAGCACCCTCGACATGATGGGCACTGATCTATACGAGCTCCAACGCGCAGCTCATCAAGCTGATGCTCTGTGGGTGGTGGCGCTCGGCATCTATCGCGTTCCCTTCCAAGCTATGGCGATCTCTTGGGATGCTGAGTGGTCTGACATCGTGCTCGCGTGGGGGCGTGACGTGGGGCGCGACTCGCCTATGAGCATGATGAGGTGGAGCTCCTTTGCTTCCCTCGACAATGCGATGTGTTATCACAAAGACCTCAAGAGCTTCTTCAGCGTGGCAAGCCTTCCTCGCAAGCTCCCCAACATCAGCTTTAACCCACCTGCTCCAGAGCCTCAGCAAGAGGTCAGTGCTGATGAGCTCCGCCAAGCTATCGATGAGAGCAACCTTGCCCCAAGCGCCAAGCTCGCCATCAAGGTGATCAGCGAGTGGGGTGATCATGTCGCGCCTGTTAAGACACGCTGCAGAGAGTACGTCACCGAGGAGATCAGCGAGAGCGCGCTCCAACATCAGATCATCAGCTTGGTGGAGGCGGGCGTGTGCTTAGGCTATAAGAAGGGCTCACGCAGGCACAGGCTCCACCTCAACAGTAGGGCGCTGATGGATATGCTCAAGGAGGACTGATGAGCGATGAGAAGGAGAGACCATTCATCCTCAACGAGCTCCAGCGTGAGGTCATCGCGGGCATAAGGCGTAAAGATAAGGTCATCGCTGCGCGCTGTGGTTGGGGTAGTGGCAAGACCTCCTCGTTGATCTTCGCTATGTGGTTCCTCGCCAAGACTCGACCTGGCACCACCTCCTTGCTCATCACCGACACCACGCCACGTTACAACTCGGTGCTCATGCCTGAGATTGAAAAGTGGCTCGCGCCTCGAGGGTGGGTCTATAACCACACCCTTCACAAGTGGACTGACACGCACACAGGCTCAGCTGTGCTCTGTCGCTCATACTTCCGACCGGGCACACGCGATGCGAGCCACAACCCTCTTGAGGGTATCAACGTGACAAGTGGCGTGGCGCTCGTTGACGAGTGTCAGACGCTAGGGCCAGAGGTAGCGCATAAGGCGCTCGGTCGTCTGCGCTCAGGGCCCTCGCCCACCTTGATCTTGGTTGGGCTGCCTGTCGCTGATGCTTGGTGGTGTCGCATGGCTGAGGAGGCTCAGTGTCACCCTCTGCTCTTTAGCTCATACGTCAATGAGGACAACCTCAGTGAGGCTTGGTTTGAAGCGACCAACCTGCTCCCTGATGATGAGCGCGAGGCGATGGTGATGAACAAGCCCAAGCCACCAAGCGGGCTCGTTTATCAAGAGTTTGATGTTGAGCGCCATGTCATCAGCGACTTCAAGTATCGCCCTGAGATGACAGGGCGCATCACGATTGACTGGGGCTTCCGTAAGCCCTCGGTGATGATCATCGTCTATGATGAGGAGCGCGAGGCGAGCATCATAGTGCATGAGATCAACCCTCAAGAGGTGACCATCGCGCAGCTCTCTGAGATGATCCTGCGCGTGGCATGGCCTCGAGCTCATAAGGACTCAGCGCCAGGCGCTCGAATATGGATAGATACAGGCGTGGCTGACAAGGCGGGCAAGGCGCGCTCAGACCAAACAGGGCGCTCAGCGTTCCGAGAGATCGCCAAGCCTATCGGTAGTGGTGGCATTGGTCTGCCTCTGCGCTTCACGACTGACCCGGTGCGTACCGACATCCTCAATGGTGTGCAGCGCCTCAAGCGCGCCTTTGCTCGCAATCGCTACCTCATCACCGAGGAGGTCTGGCGCAAGGGTGAGCGCGCCACAGGTAACAGCATCCGAAAGGCTCTGCTCAGCTATGGGTGGGATAACAAGGAGCAACCCAAGAAGGATGGGCGAGAGGATCCTCTTGATGCTCTGCGCTATGACTGCATCTTCCATTATTGGGCTGATGAGGTGGCGCGTGGTGGATATACTCCAAGAGCGAGACCTAATCGCAACAGGCGAGCGGGCATCTCGACCAACCCAAGGAGCTTTTGATGGCAGACCCAACTATCCCACCAACCCTCATAGAGAAGGCGCTCGACCCTAACAACCTTGTGGCAGTGGTCACCATTGGCGCGCTGTGGCTCGCTTACAAGTGGGGCTCTCGTAGATTCGACCTCGAGGTTGAGGAGCAGCGCGACATTATCAAACGCATCGATGAGCTAGAGAGGCGCATCGACAAACTAGAGGCAAAGATCGAGGTCTTACATGAGCATTAAACAACCCGCAGCCTATCCTTGCCTTGATCGCATCGACCACAGCGTTGATGAGCCTCATGAGCCACGCGAGGCTGTTGACCATCCCAACCATTATCACCCTGGCTCTGGCGTTGAGGTGATTGATGCGATTGAGGCGTGGGCGCTCGGCTTCAACCTCGGCAACGTGATCAAGTACGTAGCGAGGGCTGACCACAAGGGCAAGCGCTCTGAGGACTTGCAAAAAGCGCTGTGGTATCTGATGCGCGAGATCTCTGCACACAACAATGGCGATGATGCGTGTTAATAGTATGCCCCGCGCTGACTCTGTCCTTTGTGCGTTGTCGGTCGGTCTCAGCGCGGGGTGTCTCTCTTGGTGCCAGCGCTGTCGATCAATCGTGAGCTCATCAGAGCCTCACTACTTCAGAGCCACCAAGACGCTCTGCGTGGAATATGATGGCCCTGTTGATAGTAGCTCCTTGATCGCA